CGCTTGGCGGCCGCGCTCTGGGACATGTTGCACAGTTCGCGTGCCTCTCGCATCCTGGCGCCGATGGTTTTCACCACAACAGCCTGTTCAATCTTCACGTTGCCCCGAAAAACCGGCAGGGCCGGCGCCTCATCGTCGTTCTCGAAATCTACGCCGGATAGCCAGCCGTCGTTTTCGGCGCTCTGGGGCATTTTTTCATTCTCGGGAATATCTGTGGGTGCATCCATCGCGCTTTTTGCCTCCTGTGCATTTTCTGGTGGTCTGGCAGGGATTCTCAGGGCGGCGAGGAAGGCCGCTATCGGCTTTTGCCGAAAGGTGAAGATGTCAGCCATCGAACCCCCTCCGGACGGATCGCGCCGGCCTGGTCTGGGCTGCCCGTGCCGCCGCTTCTGCAAACTCGCGATGATCGGCATCGCAGAACCGGGAGAACTGCCCATGAAATACCAATCGCACGTCACCCAGCGGCCCCATGCGTTGTTTGCGGATCAGGACTTCGGCGAATCCTTTGAACTGGCTGTCGGGGTTGTAGTAATCGTCGCGGTAAGTCATCAGGATCACATCGGCATCCTGCTCAATGGCCCCGGATTCGCGCAGATCGGACATCATCGGTTTCTTGTCGGTGCGCTCTTCCACCTTCCGGGAAAGCTGCGACAGGACGATGATCGGCACCGACAGTTCGCGCGCGGTCAATTTCAGGTAGCGCGTGATGTGGCCCAGTTCCTCGTTGCGGGTGTTGGCGCCGTGCGACATCAGTTGCAGGTAGTCGATAACGATCAGATCGAGGCCGCCCATACGCTGTTTCACCTTTCGCGCAGCCAAGCGAATACGCTCAGCCCTGCTCAAGCTCGGATCGTCAGCAATGACAAGGCGCTTCTGATGCAATCGGGCCAGTGATGCCGAAATCTTGGTGTAGTCATCATCGGAGATATCGCCGGATCGCAGCGCTTGCGTGTCCAGGCTTCCAAAGCGGGCGACGGCCCTTTCTGCAAGCTGGTGGGCTGACATTTCTAGGCTGACGAAGAATGCCGTCCCGCCATTGATCGCCACATTCTCCGCAATGTTTGCGGCCAAGGTCGATTTGCCCATCGACGGGCGCCCGGCAATGACAATGAGGTCGCCGGGGTGCAGGCCGCATGTCGCCCTATCCAAGTCCCTGAAGCCGGTCGGCAGCCCTGTAATCTGCCCGCGTTTCTCGGTACGCTGCTCCAGCGTCTCCAGAACGCCCGGCAACAGTTCGTCAATGCTCTGGGGTTCCCGGCCAGCTTGGCGGGCGCCTGCCAAGCCCATCACAAGGCCGGACGCTTTCTCCAGCAATTCCATCACTCCGCGCCCGGCCGGGTTCATGGCATCGGCAGAGATTTCATCAGCGGTTGCCGCCAGCTTCCGCAGAATTGCGCGCTCCGAGACAATCTCCGCATAGCGCCGGATGTTGGCGGCGCTGGGGGTGTTGTTGGCGATTTCGCCCAGGTAGGCCAGGCCGCCGGTAAGTTCGGCCTCGTTGCTGTCCTCCAGGCTCTCGGCGACAGTCACCACATCAGCCGGCTGCCCACGGTCGAGCATGCGGGTGATGTGCCGAAAGATGCGCCGGTGCTCATCGCGGTAGAAATCTGCCTCTGCCACTTGGCCGGCGATACGATCCCAGGCGCGGTTGTCGAGCAGCAGGCCGCCGATGACGGATTGCTCGGCCTCGATGGAGTGAGGGGGAAGGCGAAGGTCTGGCGCGCTCATGCTGCGGCCCTCCTTGCCTGCTCGCCGGCGGTAGTCCAACGTGCCGCCTCGCCCTCCTTCAGGAACCACAGGCTGTACCAGTTACGGCGGACGGCATTACGGAAGTGCGCGCGCCAGTCCTTCTGACGCTTCGTTGTCGGCAAGAGACGGGCTTTGAATTCAGCCCAGGCAACCGCCATCATTTCGTTGTCGATGCCAACCTTCTCTGCATAGTCGAAAATCGTATCGTCTTCAGCAAATGGTTTCTCCCCGGATTCCTTGCAGGACTCAAGGAACGCTTTCAGGGTTGTCCCTGATTTTTCCCTGATTCCCTTCGGGGGCGCCGGGGCTTGCTCCGGCCCCTTGATGGTTAATGACGGTTCACTGACGGTTTGGGTCGCATGGGTGCGGCCCGTCTCTGCGCATGGGTGCGGCCCCTCCTGTGCATGGGTGCTACCCGTCGCATCTGCGCTACCCGTCGCATGGGTGCGGCCCGTAGGGGTTGCATCGGCGCTACCCGTCAAGGCTTTCAGGTTGATTTGATATTGCCTGGTTGAACCGGGTTTTCCGCCCGTCTCGTTGCCGGTGACGGTGACATACCCTGCATCAATAAGACCATGCACGATCCGCTGTGCCTGCGATCTGGATAGACGAGTCTTCCCCGCAATAGCCGCCATAGAGGGCCAGCACCGCCCGTTGTCATCTGCCCAATCCGCCAAAGCGAGCATGGCGAGCAATTCGGAGCCCGCTCCAGGGTATGAAGCCCACACCTTTGTCATGACGGCGATGCTCATGAGCGTGGCCCTTTCTTCAGGGTGGCGTTCTTGATGATCGGCGTAATGCGGAACACAGCGCCGCCCTCATGCTTGGCGCCCTCGTCCTTGATCCATGCCGCAGCCACAAGGCGCCCAAGAATCTCGCCGGCCTGTTCAGGCGTCATGCGGCACTTCTTGGCAATATGGCTTGGATTGAGGGTGAATAGGCCGTCAGAGCCGGAACCGTCGGCAATGGCGAGCAACACAAGCCTTTCCTCTGTGCTGCCTTGGAACGACTCCCAGACGGCAGAAATGGTGGCAATGCTCATGCTCAAACCCTCGCCTTCTTCGCAGCCTTACGACAGGCTGAGGCGTATTCGGCGGGTGTTGTTGCCTGTGCTGTCAGATCGGCCTTGGCTGCCTCGTAGCCAGCGAATGCGCCTGTGTGATTCCGCTGGTCGGAAGCGGGTCGCGTTGCCGTCCTGGTGGCTGGGTAGGCTTTGCAGAACAGCAGGACGCACTTGCGCCTGATTTCGCCCGAGTGGTGGCGAATGCAATGCGCCCACCAGCCAAGTTCAAAGAGCCATTCAGATTTCTGTTTTTCAGCCACGGCGCGGCCCTCCGTGACGAGTGATCCAGCAAGCCAGGCCGACGGGGATCAAGCCCCACAGGGTAGCGCGGACAATGGCCGCGTGAATACGTGAGCGGTTCATGGCCGCCCCTTACAGTGCGGCGAGCGCTTTGCGCAACTCGCCTACGTTCCATGCAGTCACGCGCCCTGATAGTTTTTTTGGCTGCGGAATGCGGCCGCTCTGAGCCATGCGCCAAACCGTAGTGCGCGAGCAGTTGAGCAGGCGAGCGACTACACCTTGACGGACATAAGCAGAATCAGGAAGAGAATCGAAATCTTTGAGCGCGCTATCAACATCGCTCGGGTTGGTACGCTGGGTCATGTCTTGCACCTTTATGTGCGTTGTGAAACACGACCCGAATTAAATATCTACACTGCCTTGCCGTCGCCAACCCCACCGCTTGCGGTTACTTTTTCGCCTCTTTATTCCATGCAGGAATCCATTTTTTTATGAGGGTGTTGCGCGTGCAAGGGGCGGGACTACCGAGTTTATTCAGCACTGCATCTGCAAATTGCTCCTGCGTTCCCTTGCGTTCAGCCTTCCATACCTCCCATTCTTTTTGCATTTTCGGCTTTGCTTTGGTGGCCGCCTGAACAGTGCCTGTTTTTGAGCCGCCACGCCCGGATATTTTTTTGTGCCCCTCTTTTTGATTGAATTCTTGGAGCACCACTGCGTTGTCGATCATCGGCGCAGGAAGTTTGCCATCCAGCGCTTGCGGATGGGTAGTAATCGCCAACTGATAGAGCCGCTGGATTTGCTCTGCTGCCACGTTCTCTAATTTGTAGATGAGGAATGTCAGCGGCGCCGAATCCATGCCTGGAACGTACTGGTCAAGCGCTAATTTTATGCGCTCATGGCGCCCCTGTAGCTCACCATGGTCAGGTCCGTCATTTCCCCAATAGGTGAATTTAAGGAACTCTGAGCAGATCGCCTCCAGTGCTGTAGCGCGCTCGTCCGTCGTCATGCCGCCCTCTTTCATGCCGCGTTGACTTTCTTCAATGGAACCACGTTGTAATCAGGCTTGCCGGCCTCAAGCTGTGCCAACAAACCCGCCCAGGCATTCAGCGCGGCTTTGCGTTCGTCAAAATAGGCATGGCGGTTATAGATACCCTCAACGCCTTTCAGTTTGTGGTTTAGGCAGCGCTCAGCGACGTGTGGATCAACACCCAGCGCAGCCAAGTGAGTGCGTGCGGTGCGTCTGAAATCATGAATCGTGAAGTTCGGCATATCCTTCAGTAACGGTTTGATGTGCTTCGAAAGTGCAGCATTCAGGGTGTTAAGGTCGATGTGCGGAATCATCCGACTCTGCATCTTCCTTGCCGGGAAAACGTAGGCACTGCCGCAGGCCAACCGCTGCAATTCGCGCAAGGTTTCGACGGCAACAGCAGGCAAAGGAATATCAATCGCTGCACTGGTCTTAGTGCGCTCTTCCGGCAGGCACCAAACAGCGTTACCAAGATCAAATTCTTTCCACTGTGCCGCGATCAGTTCTTCTTTCCGCACGGCCAGCAGTAGCAACAAACGCACCGCGTACAGATTTTCAATGGTGAAGGCCCCGGATTTGTCGCGCATGGCCTGAAACAGCCTGATAATTTCCTCGCGAGTAAGCCAGCGGTCGCGGGCTTCCTCTTTCCCGCCAGCATCGGCCGGGTTAAATGCGCTTGCCGGGTTGATTTCGACAACTTGTCGCTTGATACCGAAGTCAAAGATTCGTTTCACCCACCGCAATACGTCGTTTGCAACGGTCGGGGCGCCACGTTTCACAACGGTCTGGATCATGGCGTCAATGTCGCGGGGGCGAACATCCTCTGCCTTCATCTTTCCTATCGCCGGCTTGATGTCATTCTCGATTCTCGACCGGACAATGTTCGGGTGTTTCCAGCGGCCAAGAATGGTGCGCTCAAAATATTCATCAGCCAGTTTGGCGACAGTCCAGGCGTTCTTTTCATCTTCGATCTTGGCTATCGCCTCGCGCTTACGCACCTGCTTTTCGCCAGCCACGTCGTAACCCAAGGCCACACGCGCTGCCATTTCTTTTGCAGTCTTACGAGCATTGGCCAGTGACAGTACGGCATAGCTGCCAAGGTTCATTACCCGTTGCTTGCCGTCGAACCTGTAGCGAAACCGCCAGGTAGGAACGGCATCGCTCTTGCGGAAACGAAGATACAGGCCTTCCCCGTCAGCCCGGCCCTCAAATCGCTCCCCGGTTTTGATCCAGGCCCTGATTTGCATATCGCTCAAGTTACCCATGCCGCCGCCTCCTTTGCGTGTACCCAGAACAGCACCAAGGAGAAGCCCTTGGGGTCATGCTTGGGTACACATGAATTGTGCAATTTTACGAAACGACGTGCAACAAGCAGAAACTAAAAAGGCCCGTAAATACGGGCCTTGATCTGCGCTTCGATGCCAACTGAAACTTGCTGATACCTTATTCTAAATTCTGCACTTGAATCAGTAGTAGCGAGCACTTAGGCCCGCCACTACTGACTTTGAGTTATTCGATTTTTGTTCCGGGTACACGTTTGGGTACATGCTTTTCATCGGTGCTCTTCTGGTTGCTGTTGCATTGCCACCATTGTGCCAGTCATCCCCAGAAACGAAAAACCCGGCGCCGGGCCGGGTGGTATCAGAGCTCCGCATTTCGAAGCCCAGGAAAGGCGGCTTTGCCTCCGCCGGATTGTCGCTCATCGATCCAGGCTTCAACCTCGGCCAAGTCCCAGGCAACGCGCCTGGCGGACAGGGTGAAGCGCTTTGGAAACTCGCCTCGCTGCTCCATGTCGAATACCGTGCGTTCGGACAGCGGAACGATTTCATGTAGCCGGCGCCGGTCAATCAACACCCGCCCCGGCTTCTTCATTTCGTCCATGGTCAGATCGCGGCCAGCCATCAGGCCACCTCGATTGCTTCGACGAGGATGTTATTCACCCGCTTCAGCATCAGCCAGGTAGCGATTTCCTCTTCGCTCCTATCTTCCGGGGGTGTTTCCTCCAGGAGGGACAGGCACCCCAGCACCATTGCCCGTGCATCCATCAGTTCGCTGCTCAAATCATCTTTTGTCATGGTCTCGTTCCTTTCGTCAGTTGCTTGGTTTCCATCGCTTCGACATAGGCCAGCAGGGCCTATGTCACACCGCCTTTTGCGATGCGATGAAAGCCTTCGTCCGGCGTAGCGCGGCCTCGTCCTCGCTCGCACATCCGACGCCATGCGCTTCACTGGCGATGCATCCGGCAAGGCGTTCCGACTTCATCCAAATGCCTGAAAAAATACGGGCAAGGGTGCTCATGTCAGGGTGATTGGTCGGCGATTCCATTGCAGCCAGGGTGAGCTTGGCAATTGCGATGATTTCCGCTAGCCCTTCTTGCGCCAGGGCGTCCATGTCATGGATAGTGCCGTACAGGTCGAGTAAATCGGTGGGTTTGGCGTTCATGACTGCACCTCGCTTTCAGCTGCAAGGGCTTTTTGCAGTACCTCGTCCCTCGATTCGTACTCGCACCCAATGCAATTGCTCATGTCGCTGGCGACGTAGCTCCCCAGCTTTGCCAGATGAAGGATGCGGGATTCTTGCCCGCCCTTTTCGTGCAGCAACTCGATGGCGTGAAAGACGGCCTCCAGTCGATCAAGTGTTTCCTCACCCCAACGGATGGGGATGATTACGTCTGCCGGGAACTGCCCGAAAAGCGCCTTTGTGGTTTCATCAATGGATGCTGCGCTGCTTTTTGTCGGCTCTTGCTTTGCCATGATTGGCTCCTTTCGTGGTTGGTGTGTATGTATAGTAGAAACAGCTATACATACTGTCAAGCAGTTTCTGCTAGTGCTACACTTCAGCCAACAGAAACCCCAGATCGGAACGAGAGTGGAAAAATCGAAAACACAGACGGCCATTGCGCTCGTCCGCCAGGGCATGACGCCCTATGCAGCAGCCCAGCAGGCCGGGATTGCCACCAGCACGCTCTATACCGCGCTCAAGCGCCAGCAGGACAAGACGCTATGCCCATGCTGCGGCCAGGTGGTCAGGGAAGGGTTTCAGATCAATCATGACGTGCTGAAGGATCAGGCGTAGCCTACAATTGAAACAGGCTGGTGACGCGCGAAGCGGGAAGGATACGTTCCCCCGCCATTGGTAGTCGTCATATTCGAGGGCTGCGATTCGTCGCAGCCCTCGTCTCATTGATCCCTCTCCCGGCGATACCATGATTCATTGCCGCGCCTCCCGATTTCTCGCCAAAATATACCGCAAGCCATTGAAATTACTGGCGTTTGCAGCATTTTTTATTGATGGTACGGCTGATGGTATCAACGAAAGGCAAGGTCGAAAAACTCCAATAAAAACAACCTTCTGCGCTTGCAAACAACAATGTGCAGAGAATTACCAATGACTGGCAATGTCAGGCAATTCCGGGCGGTGGCAGGCGGGGAAATAGGAGGGCTTCCGGTGAATGCAGCGAGATATACGACTCGGCAGCACCTACGCACCCAGGGCCTACACGAGCACGGCCGGGGGTGGGGGCGGAAGCTTTGAAAAAGCCCACCAGGGCTATTCGAGAGTGGGGCAAGGCGGGCTTGCTGATTCACCTACTCGACCGTTTGGCGGGCTGATTCGATCATAGCACCTGGCCATCGCCGCCCCCAGGCAGATCAATGTCGAAAGTTAGCCGACTGAAGTGCAGGTTAGCGGACTAACTTTCCCGCTAACTTTCGCCTCTCGACAAGGTTTCCTCGCGCGCGTGCGCGCGCTGGGACTGAAAAATTCAGAGAAACCATGCCCAAAAAAACCACCATCTTCAGCATTGGTGCGGCTTTGCAAGGTTTTCCAAGCTTTGGTTTGAAGGTTTTCCAGAAACCATGCGCCACTTAAGAAAACCTTGATAGCGGACATTCACTATCGTTTGCCGGCCAGTGCTTCATGGCGCCGCCGGCTGGCTTCCGCTGTCCGCTTCCGGTTGTCGATCTGAATGGCGCGCGCAATGCCCATCAGGCCGCGATTGCCGGTTTCCTCGGCTATCTCCCGGAGGAACTGGGGGCGGTCGCTGTATTGCTCACCCAGGGCCTCGTCAGGGGTCAGTGGTGCCCGTAGACGGTTCGGCATCATGCTGTTACCTGTTGCCAGTCGTCGCGATCCAGGGCGGTGAGCGTGCAAAGGGTCATGGGCACAACCATTTCGACGAAACGTCCGCCCTTATCAACGGGGGAGCTCCAGGGCTGCCCGATGGACTCGATCACCAACGGAGAAAGCAATCTCCCCTTGTATTTCATGGCAATCTTGCAGGGGGCGAGCGAGGGCAACAGAGCCTGGGCAGCGGCACCATCCAGCGGTTTCCCGGATGCAACCTGTTTTGCCCCCTCGATCAACGAGAGTATTGGGCCTTCAGTCGCAAGCTCCTTGGGTAGCGCCCACTTCATCAACTGGTTAATGGGGGCCTCAACTTCTGTCAGGGCATTGCGCCAGGCCCTAAACAGGGCTGTAACTTGGAGTTTTGCCGGGGGCATTCCGCTGAAAACCTGGGTAGAGTTGAGCTTGGTGATACCGGTGCGGCCTTCGAATTTTCCAAGGGACTCGCTTGCTTTGCCGTTGTCGCTGACGAATGGTTGCAGAGCGCCAGATTGCAACATAGCGCTAAGGCTGGGCATTCCCTTGTCGGCGCCGGCATTCTCGAAAGGGCTTTGCCAGTTGAGCAGAAGTTCAAGATTCGCCTCGGTGAGGGGCGCTTTGACACTGGGGCCGCCTTGTACAGGAAGCCACGTCTGGCGATCGGTTCCGCCGCGCTCAACCTCGTAGAAGCTCGCAATCAGGTGCGGCGACAGCCCATCCCACAGCGAGGACAGGGAATTTGCATCAAGGCTTGGAGGGTTCATGGTTTTTCTCTTCAGGTGGCAGACAGGCCGCCGGTGACGATGTGGGCAATGCGGCGATCCTTCAGGTCTTGCCCTGCCTCTGGCGCCGCTACGGTGATGGCCTGGGTCTTCCGTCCGCTCCCGGTATTGGATGCCAGGGTATCGACGACAGGAGGGGCGTCGGCAATCGGTGCAGTTTTCGGCGCCACGGATACCGGCGGCGCGCTAATGCTTGTGGAAACGGGGGCGGCCGGTGATGCGATGGATGCCGTTTTGAAGGCTGGCGTAACTACCGTTGCCGGCGCTTGTATCGGCGAAGCTGCCGCGAGGGTTGCTGTGGGTGCCTGCTGCGCTTTGGCAATGGCCGTTTGCGCCCCTCCCGTGTCTTTGGTCACGGCCGCATAGCGATCATCCAGCGCCTTCTTGTTCGTGGCGATGTAGTCGGCAGCGCTCGCACTGTTCGCGCCGTAGTTGAGGTTCATTGCCTTCTGGGTCTCGGGCGACATGTCCGCCTTCGACTTCCCATCAGCCGCACCACGAATCACCTCTTGGGCAGCCTTCGGCCCAAGCTGGTGCATCATGTAGAGGTTTTCAGCCGAAACCGGCAGGCCGGACTTCTCCAATGCCGCCTGGTTCTGCCTGGTCAGCTTCATTCCACCCTCGATGTTCTGATCCACGTCGAAACGGTTCTTGATGCCGACGCCAGATGCTGTCTGGCCGGTGAATTGATAGATGCCTGCCGCGCCCGTGCTGCTGATTGCATTGGCGTTGCCGCCGCTCTCCATCGCGGCGATCTTCTGCATCATCACCGGATCGAGGCCGGCCTTTTTCGCCTGCGCTGAAATCTTGTCCTGAACTTCCAGCGACATGCCGCCCTTGACGTTTGCCGACGTGTTGGCGCCGCTGGTTTTGAGCTCCCGAATCTTGGCCGCTTCCTCATCGGTGTAGCTGCCGTACTTGGTCAGGCTGTCGCCGCCCTTGATACCGTCAAACAATGCCTTGTGCCGGTAGCCTTTGGGCATGACGGTTTCCAGGGCAGACCCTGCCGTTGCTGCCGTGACGTTATAGGCGCGTTCTGCTGCCGCTGCTGTCTTCTCAGCTACGACCGATGCGCCTTGCCCGGCCGCCTTGACGCCCTTGCCAATGGTCGTGTTGTTGCCCAGGTACTCAAGGCCAGCCTTGGCCCCATCAACTACCTTGGCGCCGACTTCGACAGCCTTTGCCTTGGCCGCAGCGGCGGCCGCGCTGGCTGCCTCCGCCGTCTTCTTTGCAGCGTCCTCCACGGCCTGAATGGCCGGGCCAATTACGGGGATTGATTTCAGCCCCTCGTAGGCGGAAGAAAACAGGCCGGCAATGGTGTCCCATCCAGCCTTAGCCGAATCCACAAACCGGCCCCAGGTCTTGCCGATGGTGTCATAGGCAGATTTGAAGCCGGAGACAACGCCATCCCAGGCCGCCGTAATCGTGCCCGCAATGTCAGCGCTGCGAAGATCATTGACCCAGCCGCCCACCTTGTCGCCGATGATCTGGCCGGCCTGGTCGCCCAGGAAAGCGCCAACCATGCCACCAATTGCCATTCCGACCGGGCCAGCGAATGCGCCAGCCGCTGCCCCTGCCATCATGCCGCCGATAGTGCCGCCAGCGCCGCCAATGGCTTTCCCTGCGTTCTTGTCTTTCTCGCGCCGAGATAGTTTGTCGTCGTTCTCGCTGCCGTAGATTTCGGCTGCCGCTCCGCCGACGGCCAGCAATGAGCCGAGTAGCGGAATTTTCTTGAGCGCGCCCTTGAAGAAACCGCCGCCAGCTTTGGCCGCTCCGCCTGCTGCACCAGCAGCCCCGGCGCCAATACCGCCAGCACCAGCGCCGCCGATCTTCGGGCCGAAGAACGGGATTTTCGACAGCAGCGCACCGATACCGGCAAGAATGGCCGGGCCAATGCCCATGATGGCGGAGAGGATCGTTCCCCAGAATCCGCCATTACCGCCCTCGCCACCCTCCGGCTTCGCTTCCAGGTTCTTCAAGCTGCGATTCGCCGCCTTGTTGAATACGCCCTCTTCCTTTCGGAAGGCATTCAGCGTGCCGAAGATGCGCCGCAAAAATCCGACTTGTTTTTTGTCGTCGCTGCCGCCCGTCATGAATTCATAACCCCGCGCCATCGGCTGCGCGACTTCCTGGAACGCCTTCACCGCCGGGTCGGCTTCCTCCATGCCGGCGCCTGCTCCATTCACGGCACTGACAACACGGTCAGTGAAGCCTCGAATTGCGCCGTCTCCGGTGCGGGCGTCACGATCATGCAGGCCGCTGTCGATTCTGGTGTTGCCGGCAACAAAGCGCCCTCGGCCGTCTCTTCCCGCCGGCACTGCAACGGTTTTTGTTGCCGCGTGTGATTCTTGCCGCACGACCGCTGCGGCGTGCCGTGACTTTCCTGACGGCGTTTGGGCGCGACGAGTAGTGGCGTTGGCATTCCCGCCACGGCGCCCAGCAGGAAGCGCAACCACAGCTGCCGCCTGCTCTTTGCCGGATTGGCGCTTGGCGCCGGCGGTCATGCTCGCCGCTGCACCTGTCACCGCCTTGCGAATCGCCTGAACATCATTTTTGATGGATTCCAGGGCCTTCAGCGTTACGCCAAGGTCGATTGGGTCTCCAATTACAAAACCTGCTGCGTCGTGCTTTATTGCCATCATGCAGCCTTCTGCTCGATGGCATGCGTCAGCAAGGCGGATGCAGCCGCAACCCTATCGGATGCCGGCGCCTTGGTATCCCTTGCTATCTCCGCCAGCACTGCAACTGCATCGCGGGCATGCTGGGCTGCTTTTGCACGGATGGTGCGGGGCGCAAGAGGGCGCCCGCTGCTGGTCTGACTGCCATTCATTTTCATGGTTGGCTTTTCCTTTCTGGTGGCCGGGTATCCTCAACGGGACTCGAATCCGTTTGGGGTTATTTCCGAAGCGCACGGTGTTGCATTCGCCCCTAACCCGGCCGTTGATCGTTACGCGGCCTTGAGGAAGGCCGGAAGCTCGGTCTTCGGCAGTGGAACCGATACCTTGATGACTTCGGTGATCGTGAAGCCGGCGGGAAGGTGGCGCTCGTCGCCGGTTGCAATGAATTGCTGGAGGCTTTCGTTCTCGACCCGTAAGGCGGCTTGTTCGGCAATCAGGGCGCCGATGGATTCGGCGTTGCTCAGTCGTGCCAGATCGTCGCCAGTCACGCCGGCCGCTTCCAGCGCTGCGCGCTTCTTGGTGCTCTCGGTGCCGTGGTTGCGGATCGCCGACTCAAGCGCGGGCAGCTTGGCTGCGATTTCAAAGGTGCGACGTACAGCCGCCCCCATGGCTGGGGCAATCCGGGCCTTCTCGGCGGCCGCTACGCTGCCGCAGTCTTCGCCGTGGGCGGCGAGCTCCCGAAGGCCGGCGGCAATCTCCAGGCCCAGCTTGGAAGCGGCTTGAAAGTCGCCCTCTCCGGGGAAAAACTGCCGGGCCACTGCAATGACCGTGAAAGGGTGAAGCGCTTGAATCGCGCGCAGCAAGTCAGTCTTGATGCCGATGGCGGTGCGGATCGCCTCGGGATTGTGCTGGAATGCCCGAAGATCATCCGGGCTTGGGGTGGGTAGCTGGGAGGTGAGCATGCTTGATTACTCCTGATTGGTTTCGGGCATTTTCTGCCCGGTAGTTAGCGTGTTTTGCGCCGTTTTCCGGCTTTTAGGCTTCTTGCCGGACGCCGCACGAATGACCGGCGCTGCGGCTCCTGGGCGTCGCTCTGAATCCAGTGCTCAAAGCCCTGTCCGTAAGCCTCCAGGTCGCGCCGGCTCTGTGCGTAAGCTGCCGCTTGGTCGCGCAAATGAGCACCGACAGCCTTCAACGAAAACCGGCCTTTGCGCTCGGTATGCAGTACGGCGCGGAGAACCAAGTCGCGCGGCGACATGCTGCCCAAGAAACTTTCCAAGGCCGAATGCGCCTCAACCGCAAGCGCCTGGATTTCGGCCTCGTTGAGGGCTGCCAGTGCATTATTTCGGTTCATTGCTGGCCCCTTGAAATTCGCTCGAAATAGCACTGATCGCCTTCAATGTCGTGTGCAGACTGGCTGCAACGAGCTCTGGCGTTGCGGGCTGGCCGGATTCCTCGATTTGCCGTGTGGCAAGGCTGACAAAGCGTTCGGTTGTCGCGGCGCCGGCGGCTTCTTTCAAGCTCGACAAGCAGGATTGGGCGATGCCGTGGCAGATGCCACAGTTGGCCGGGGGGTGGGCGGTAGTCATGGGTTTTGCTCCTTCAGGTGGTTGGTGGGTTACTGCGGTCGGCGCCGATTTCGACGCGAAAACGCTGGATGGTGCTGCTAGCCTTTTCGGCATGGCGGATGAGGTTTTCAGCGGCAGCGGCCAGGCGAGCGGAGCCGCGCATATCCTCGAATTCTGGATTCAGGCAGGAAAATGACTTGATGGCCTCAGCGGTTCGCTCGGCCTCATCGGCGACGGCCGGTAGCAGGGAGGAAACGGCGGCAACGCGGCGGTGCAGCTTTTCCAGGGCTTTCATGTCGGCAAGGCGGGACTTCTCCCATTCGCCAATCAGCCAGGTCTGAACGGGGCGTTGCAACCCGGTCTCAAAGTCATCGCTGGCGCCAAACAAGAAATCAATCGAAACGTCATAAAGTCGCGCGGCGCGGACGATCAGCCACAAAGGCGCGGAATTCGTGTCAGTCGCACCCTCCACCTTGGATAGTTTCGAGGGGTTCGAGTACCCAAGGCGCTTGGCGGCCGCGCTCTGGGACATGTTGCACAGTTCGCGTGCCTCTCGCATCCTGGC